GCCGCTATCGTTTTCGACGTGATGAACCAGTTCAGTCAGATGATGACCGTGCGCAATCCGGTCGCGTCTCAGTGGGAAGAAGTCGCGGAGTTGATCCTGCCGACATCCCGCAACACGTTCTTCTTTGGCAACTACAATACACCCGGTCAGAAGAAAACTGACCGTCAGGTGGACGCGTCCGGCATGATGGCGCTCACGCGCTTCGCCGCTATCTGTGACAGCTTGCTCACTCCGCGCGACCAGAAATGGCACGGGCTGCGCGCGAGCGATGACTACGTGATGAAGCAGCGCAACGTGGCTCTGTGGTTCGAGAAGGCCACGAAGGGCGTCTTCGATTATCGTTATGCGCCGCAAGGCAACTTCGTTGCACAGAACCAGCAAAATTATCAAAGCCTCGGCGCCTTCGGCACGATGGGAATGTTCACGGATGAGTTTGATCCGATGGGCTCCCAGTTGCGCGGCATTCGTTATAAAGCGATCCCGCTCGGGGAGCTGTTCATCATCGAGAACCATCAGGGCATCGTGTGCGGTGTCATCCGGTGGTTCAGGATGAAGGCGTACCAGATCAAACAAAAGTGGCCGGACAATTACCCGGACTGCATCCAGACTTCGCTCGATCAGAATAGCGAGATGGACTTCAACATCCTGCATCGCGTGATGATCCGCGACGACTTTGAGCCGGGTCGGCTGGACATGAAGGGCAAGCGCTTCAAGTCCGAATATGTGTGCATGGAAGGCAAGCATCTTCTCCAGGAAAATGGCTACTACGATTTCCCGTTCGCGGTCTCGCGCTACGATCAGGCGCCGGGTGAAGTCTATGGGCGTTCGGCCGCAATGATGGTGCTGCCCGCGCTGAAGACACTCAATGCGCAGAAGCGCACGTTCCTGAAGCAGGGTCATCGCGCTGCCGATCCGGTTCTCCTCACGGCTGATGATGGTCTCATGGACCTGTCGATGAAGCCGGGAGCGAAGAACCCAGGGTTCGTGAACTCGGATGGCAAGCCACTTGTTCATACGCTGCCGAGTGGCGACATCAAGACGAACGAAAAAATGATGGACATGGAGCGGTCGCTCATCAACGACGCGTTCCTCGTCACACTATTCCAAATTCTTACCGAGACGCCGACAATGACGGCGACTGAGGTGATCGAGCGCACGAACGAGAAGGGCATTCTCTTGGCCCCGACTGTTGGCCGTCAGCAGTCCGAGTATCTTGGCAACATGATCCCGCGCGAGCTGAACCTGCTAGTGTCGCAGCGTTTGGTTGATCCGATGCCGCCCGAGCTGATCGAGGCCAAAGGCGAGTACACCATCGTTTATACGTCGCCGCTTTCACGCGCCATGCACGCGCAGGAAGCCGCGGGCTTCATTCGCACGATGCAGACGGCGCAAGAGCTGATCGCAGTCACGCAGGACAACTCGATCCTGGATGCTTTCAATATGGATAAAGCCATCGAGGGTATCGCGGAAATTCAGGGCGTGCTTCCGAGCTGGATGGCGAGCGATGCTGAAAAGGCGGACAAGAAAAAGGCTCGCGCGAAACAGGCCGCGATCCAACAGAAAATTCAGGCGGGGCCAGCACAGGCTGCGCTGATGAAGGCTGCAAAGTTGCCTGACCAGTCCGGTCAGCAGGGCTCGCAGCCCGGAGCAGGAGTTACTCAGTAATGGCGACACTGGAGGAGATCGGTCATCTGTTCGACTTTTTGCGTCGGCGCAAGATGGACTACTGCCACACGTTTAAATCGCTGAACGGGCAACGCGTCCTAAAGGACCTTGCTTCGTTCTGTCGTGCAAATTCATCTGTGTTTAATTCTGACCAGCGGCTTACCGATGTTCAGATTGGGCGCAATGAAGTCTGGTTGCGGATCAACGAGCATCTGCACCTATCCCCCGAGGATTTGGTCAAGCTCTATGCGGGCTTGGACATCAACCTCTCAACAGCACCTACTCACGGAGACGCTGAAGATGACCAATTTTAAATGGCAGTTGCTCGCTACGAGCGCAATTCCCCACGATGCCGAAGGTGACGCTGCCGCTGCGGCGGCTGCTGCCGCGGCTGCGAAGCCCTGGTACGATGGCGCCGACACCGAAACGGTTGGCTACCTGGAGAACCGGGGCTTGAACGGCAAAGACGCGAAGACTGTTGCGTTCGAGGCAATCAAGTCTCACCGCGAAGCTGAGAAGCTGATCGGTGTCCCGACGAATGAGCTGCTTCGCCTTCCGAAAGTTGCGTCGGATGAAGCGGGCTGGAAGAAGGTCTGGACTGCACTCGGCGCTCCCGCTGACGGCAAGTACGATTTCTCCACTGTCAAGAAAGCGGATGGTACACCGGCCGATCAGTCGTTCCTCGATGACTTCACGGCTGCGGCTGCGAAGCTCCATCTTCCCAAGGATGCCGCCGTCTCTTTGGCCCAGGATGTGCTCAAGCTTCAGGAAAAGCAGGGCGCGGCGACAGCCGCTATCGCCACCGATAACTTGAACAAGGAGCGCGCGCTTCTCGACAAGAATTGGGGCAAGGACAAAGAGGCCAATCTGTTCATCGCGAAGGCGGCGGTGGTGAAACTCGGGCTCGATCCTGAGATCATCAATGCTCTGGAAAAGACTGCCGGGTATGCGAAGACAATGGATTTCCTTCGCGACATCGGCACGCGCATTGGTGAGGACAAATTCGTCTCCGGTGGCGCGAGCGGTCATCGTGTGATGACCAAGGATCAGGCTTCGGAACAGCTTGCAACCCTGAAGGCTGATACGGCCTGGACGAAGCGTTATATGGCGGGTGGCGCCGATGAGGGTCGTCAAATGGCGGCGCTCATGGCGATCATTTCTGCCGACTAATCAAAGCCCTACCCCTCCCGCGAAAGAATGTTGCGGGAGGGTAATTTTCTTGCTTGACGCGCAAGATTGTTTCGCGTAAGAAAGCTCCAGACGGCCCCCGCATGGATACGGCCACAGGTTTCGTATCAACCAAGGTGGGCATCATGTCCGATCAAGTCTTCAAACTCTATACGACCCAGTTCTCCACGAACCTTGAGCTGAAGCTCCAGCAGCTCGGCTCCAAGCTCCGCGGCAAAGTGTCCGAGGGCTTCCATGTCGGCAAACAGGCTTCGCCGGTTCAGGAAATGGGTCCGATTACCCTTCAGACCCCGGCCGGTCGGTTCGCTCCGATCCGTCGCCAGGACGCGGACTTCACGCGTCGGTGGGTCTTCCCTGTGGATGGTGAAATCAGCCAGCTCATCGACAATTTCGATTTGCTGAAGACGATTATCGACCCGAAATCTCAGTACCTCACGAACGCGGGCAACGCGGTCGGCCGTGGTTGGGATGACGCGATCATCGCTTCGGCTTTTGCGGCTTCCCAGGTCGGCACGGATAACGGCGCCCTTTCGCCGGAAAACTTCGACACCACGAAGTATGTGGTCGCTGACGACTTCGGCGCCTCGCAAGCTGTCGGCCTGTCGGTCGCCAAGCTGATCGAAGCGAAGCGCATCTTCCGCCATAACCACGTCGATCTCGAAACCGACGCCGCGACTGTCATCGTTGGCTCGCAGCAAGAGAGCGACATGCTGAACAACGTCCAGTTCGTCTCGACCGAATACAACGATCATCCGGTCTTGGTCGATGGTCATGTGAAGCGGTTCATGGGCTTCGACATCGTTGTGTCGGAACGTCTGAACACGGTCTCTGGTGATCGCCAGTGTATCGCCTTCGTCAAGTCGGGCTTGTACCTCGGCGTTTGGCAGGACACGATCAATGACGTGTCGATCCGCAAGGACCTGTCGAGCCTTCCGTACCAGCTCTATACGAAGGTCTCGTTCGGCGCGACCCGCCTCCAGCAAGGCAAGGTGCTCCGCATCGACTGCCTCGACGCAACGGGAGCCGACATCACCCCGTAATCGGAAAAGATGGGGCCGGAGTAATCCGGCTCCTCGCTTCCCTCGGTTTGAAACAGGAATACGAAAATGGCACAGTCCAGCATCCTCAAGTCCACCTCGATCACCAATTCCGACGCGACCCCGCGGGTTGCGAACGAGGCAGGTCAGGGCGCCCCGGTCAATCTCCGCAGCGTCAATGACTATATCACCGCGATCTCCGCGGATGACACGGGCTCGCGTTATCGCTTGCTCCGCATCCCGACCACGGCGAAACTGAAGCGCCTCTCGATCTTCTCCAAGATCGCGTCGGCTGGTTCGGGTGACATCAATGTCGCCTTCTCGGATGGTCCCGATGGTCCGGCCGCGCTCGCGGGCGGCATCGTCCAGATCACCGGCCCCGCCGACAATAAGTTGTTCGGCGCGGCGCAGTCCTTGGTCTTGGCCGGTGTCGATACCGACTTTACCTTCAAGGGTACGTTCCTCCCGGCACATCAGAACTTGCCCCTGTGGCAGGTCCTCGTGAACCTCGGCGCGACCCAGTTTTCATCGAACCCCGGTGGGTTCTTCGACATCCTGATCGCGATCACCACGGCCGTCACCACGGGTGGCGTTGTGGCCGCGCGAGCGGAATGGGCTGACTAACGAATAGGGCGGGAGGGAAAGCGGCCCCTCCCGACGTGAGTACCTTCCGCTCTTGCCTACTCGAACAAGGATTTGGATCATGGCTGCGCTCAATTACTACCTCGGTGTGAAACGCGGCGCGGGCAATCAGCCGGATTTGGTTGTTGCCGGTCAGGCTTCGGCCGCGACTGCTGTGGATGTTGAAGTTCGCATCCAGATCAATGACGGTACGGACGAAACGGGCATCACCCGCAAGGACGTGAATACCGCGCTCTGCACCATCGAAGGCTTCATCAACGGTGGCGGTCTCAATCACGCAGGTGCGAACCTGCCGAAGCTCTAAAGGTGACGCGTGGCTGCATATAACAAATTCAACATCACGGTCAAAGACCTTGCGGAAAAGAAGCACGACTTCTCGGCCGACAATCTCAAGGTCATGTTCACGAACACCTCGCCGGTTGCGACCAACGCGGTGCTCGCCGACATCACGGAGATCGCCACGGGCAACGGCTATGCGGCCGGTGGGTCTCAGGCCACGCTCTCCTCGTCTGCACAGACGGCCGGTCTCTATACGCTGAAGCTCAACAACGTGGTGTTCACGGCGACGGGTGGCATTGGCCCCTTCCGGTATGCGGTGCTCTACAACTCCACACAGGGTACGCCTGTCAAGCCGCTGATCGGCTGGTGGGACTATGGCTCCGCGGTCACGCTCGCCTCTGGCGATACGTTCACGGTGTCCTTCGACGCCACGAATGGTGTCCTCACCCTTCAGTGAGTAGGAGGGTGAGTTATGACGATTGGGTATCTCGATACTTGCATGTTTACACCCACCTTGGGTGGAGCAACCGATTGGATAGTTTTGGCTGCGGTTCAAGGGTATAAGACCCCGGCGAATGCAAGCGCGGTCGATGGCGTGGTTTATTATTATCGTGCCGAAAGCGCTGATAAATCCGAATGGGAAGAAGGCAGCGGCGCATATACTGCCCTGACTACGACCCTCGCGCGCACTACGATTACGACATCCTCGAACGGCAACGCCAAAGTCACGTTCTCGGCTGCACCTACTGTGTTCATCGTGGCCTCGGTCGCGGCTTTACGCAATGCTGCCGCGCTGTTTAACACGGGCGTTCTACCCATTGCGCGCGTGGCCAGCGGCACTCCAGACGGCACGAAATTTGTTCGCGACGATAGCTCGCTTCAATCTGTCGTGGTCCCTCTTGCGGCGTCTCAATCCGATCAAGAGAGTGCATCCTCGACTTCTGTTTTTGTTTCACCCGGTCGCCAGCAATATCATCCAAGCGCCGCGAAGGTTTGGGCCACATGGGGTGTCACGTCCACGATTTTGGCAAGTTACGGCGCGTCGTCGATTACTGATATTGGTACGGGAAATTGGCGCGTGAATTATTCCGTAAACTTTTCGTCCGCAAATTACGCTCCCTTATATGTGGGTAGATCGCAGGGAAGTACATTTGTTGACTTCTCGATTGATTGGAACACCGCCCCATCGGCTTCGGGTTGCACCCTTCTTTGTTGGGATAGCTCGCGCAGCGCGTCGGACCCTCAAGCAAATTACTTCGCAGCTTTCGGAGATCAATGATGACGACTAAGCGCATCGTACTGCTGAACACGGACGGATCAATCGGGATCGTAACCCCGGCTCCGAACGCTCGTCTGGTTTCCCGCGTCGGCACAGAAACTTTTGACCCGCCTGTGCCCGCGTATCACTTCTTCCGCGAAACTGCGTATCTATACGAAGCAGCGGCGCAGAATTATGTCGAGTACGCGGAGACCGAGGAGAAATTTGTAGCGCGCATCCAAGCGAAGGACGTTCCAGCGGGCGCGATAGTTGCGGGCGTGCATGATGTTTCGGAATTGCCGCAAGATCGCACGTTCCGAAATGCGTGGACGCATGACGGCAAGAAGCCGGTAGTCCACATGGATCGTGCCCGCGCTATCCACCGGGATATGCTGCGCCGCGCTCGCGCGCCCAAGCTCGCGGCGCTCGACATCGAATACCAAAAAGCGGACGAGGCGGGGAATGCGGAAGCGAAGCAGAGAGTGAGTGCTGGAAAGAAACTCCTGCGTGACGCCACGGCGGACCCAAAGATCGACGCAGCTATCACTCCTGACGAATTGAAATCTCTTTGGCCGAAGGATTGGTAACGTGTTTCTTAGCGGGACCGCGATCAGTGAAGTTCCGATCAGCGCCCGCAGGAATGTAGCGGGAGCGGTAAACTATTTCCTGTCAGTGGCAGTTGGTACGTACCTCTATACGGGCTTTGCAATCCAAAAATTTTACCTAAAATTGGTCTCGACAGGAGCTTATCTCCTGACGGGTATCGCTGCCGTGTTGGCGCACAATTACGCAGCCTTTTCGGTCGCGGTTGGCGCCTACACATACACCGGCTTCGCAACCACGAGAATGATTGCTCGCGCGAGCGCAGTTGGTACGTACCTCTATACGGGCTTTGCAATCCAAAAATTTTACCTAAAATTGGTCTCGACAGGAGCTTATCTCCTGACGGGTATCGCTGCCGTGTT